CACGTTCTCTAATAACAACACCAGGCGAGACTTGACTTGCCATGTTTTTTTACCTCTTAGATATCAAATTTATCTAAAAGTATTTAGAATTTCCAATCTCTCAAGAGGGGAAACAGTGCATGAACACACTACCAGTCTGGATATTGCCAATCAGACATTGGTGCTCTCCTCTTTCTATTATTTAGAATTCTGTTGATCGTACAGTCCTTACATTCGTATGAATATGCTGACGGTAATCCTCTCTTAGACTTCCTAGTCATATAGAAGTCTTCAATTAAATTCTTACTTTTTCTACAAGACCTACATTTTCTTTCTTTGAAAAGAAGATGTTCCAGACTGAACTGATCCCCAATATCCATCATAAGTCTGGGAGCATGTAAGACACTTCTTCTTGTTTGTCTCCGTACCAGAATGATCCTTCTGCGTCCACGAAGGTATCATCACCCAAGCCGTCATCAACAAAACCAAAGGGAGCCATATCTTGCTCGATTTGATTACGTTGTTCTTCATAGATTCTCCTCCTTATATCTTGATCGGTCATTTCTTTGAAGTAATCTTGCATGACTAACCATGCAAAGAGAACCATGCACATTACTAAGTCGTCATGGTATCCTTCATCTGCTTCCCACGCTTGTTTCTTCTGCACAAACGTAGTAAGTTCTTGGAAGATCTGAAAGTCATTAAACAATAACTTGTCTTCTTCAATAATTGCCTTAAGATTAGCACAACCGATCTTTTTCACGGTTACACTCATCTTTACACCTAGTTGGGTTTTTGTTCCTGAGAACCCTTGCCCGACAACTTGACCAGCTCTACCACGCATCGCACACATAAGTACGTTAGGGTATTCAAGGTCGTAATTAAGAGTAGCAGCAATAGAATCTCCAATGTCATTTACCTCTACTAAGATGTACGGGTTGTTATATTCTTTTGCTACTTGGAAGATGACCGAGGGAAACAGTACAGGCTTAATCTCATTATTTCTGTACTTCGCAACGATTTTATACGGGACACTGGTGATATCAAACACGAGGAAAGCACTATAGTCGCCACCAATTCCTCTGGCAACATCGACAGTAATAATGTATTCGTGATCTTTTTCTGCTCTCTGATAAACGTCAAGTCCCGCATTGCTCTTAATAGGATCGTGAAATGGTATAGTCTGGAGTTTTGCTGGACTGATTAATGTGTCAGCAGAACCAAGGAAGTCACATTCAAATTCTTGTGCGAACTGTCTAGGTGACGTGTTCTTAATTGTCTCCTCTTTCCATTTAGCATCTCTGCCAGGCACTTGAGACCAATGTACCTCATTTGTAACATAATCATTCTTACCTCTCCTAGCATCCTCCCACATCTTATAGAAGTGGTTCATACCATTAGGAGTAGAAATAATAATTACTTTTGTTGATTTACCAGAAGTAATAGTAGGATAAACAGAGGCAAAGAATTGCTCCGCAACATGGTTTGGAACGAACGCAAATTCATCGAGGAAGAGGATATTGAACGACATGCCTCGGACAGCACTTGCAGATGTAGAAGCTGCCAATATCTTTGATCCGTTTTCAAGTTCAACATTACCTTTGTTCCATACTAATATACCATGTTGCATCCATTTTGGTAAGTTTTCATACGCTAGTTGAAGACGACCGAGTAATTCCCTTGCGGTAGATGCTTTGTTAGCAAGGATACCAATGTTAACACTATCATAAAAGATAGCATAATAAAGCAGGTAAGCAACAACAGTGGTTGACTTGCCAGTTTGTCTCGGAAGTTTTGCAATGTTAAACCTGTTGTTGTGAAAGTCAGAAAGAATCTCTTTCTGGAAATCATACATGCTGAAGGGAACCAAACCTTCGTCCAGCGAGATGATCTTAATATAATTACACGCAAAATACAGTGGATCCTTCTTACACTTGATCCACTCTTCAATTTGTTCTTGCGTAAATTGGATTGGGGTTCCTGCCTTTTTCAGGTTAGGGTTACCCAAATATACATCATTAGTTGCCATTATTTTTCCGCAGCGTACAGAGCAAATGTAGAGGTTGTTATGACAGTCATCATATTAGCAATATGTTGTTTCACATCAGCATCACATGGTTTAGCTCCAGGAAGGAAGCATCCAAATATGGTTGCTCCTACTATTCCTAACTGGAATAATATTACAACCCTTATGAGGTTTATAACTTTGCCCTTTGTGTCCATTTAACTATTTAGAACTCACTAGCATCCTCCATTTTTGTTAAGAACTCTAGTCTCTTTTCCCATGTGTCACCACCTTCCTGTCCCTTCATTGGATTGATACATGTTTGATCACCTAGTTGATTACAAACTAGACCTGCCAAATCATATTCGTTTCCTTTGCTTCCTGTTTTCCAATAGTGTTCACCATTCATCCAGACTGCACCACATTTAGGACATTCCTTTCTCTCTAACTTAAGATCAGATAATTCTTTCATCGTGGATCTCCTTCTATATGTGTAAAGGTATACTCTGCAAGCATAGCAAACAGTTGCTGCTTCATTTGTATCAAATATTCCTGTTCTTCTACGGGACGCCTAGGAGAACCTGGCCAGACCTCTAATGCATAACAAACTGTGGAATACAGATTTTTAACATCATGTATTCCCATCTTGAATTCGCAATACCATTCCTCATCATACTCTGGAACTGTCATTCCACAAGCGTGCCATGAGCACGACGGATCTCCCGTAATTCTTCAAAGTCTTTCTTCTTTGTACCGCCATCATACTCCCAAGCATATCCCTCAGTAATCATTTGTTCGTTGAGTGATAACTCAGCATCGCCAATGTATAACCAACCAAGAAGCCTACCATACTTACCCATGCCACCAACAAGTTCGGTTCTGATTGATAGTTCATCATCTCCCTCAATAGCACCTTCTAGTTTTGCCTTCATCCAGTTAGTAGCATCTATTCCCAGTGCCTTCTCCTCCAGATCTCTTGTTCTTTTCTCTGGCGTATCAACTCCTGCAATTCTAACTCTTTCTTTCTTGTATAAGTCAAACCCAAGATCAATGGTGACATCAATAGTATCGCCGTCAAGAACACGGTTGATCTCCGTCACTCTGAAGTTGTAGCAGCTCTTCCTGCTTGGTGGTACCATCGCTCCCATCGTTCATCTCCTCAAAAGAGTATTTCATAATGGTATATATGTAATACGAAACCCCAGCAAGAAGGATAATCAATAAGATGATTATACTCCAAGTGGGGTCATTTAAGTTTTCGTGTGAACGAAGAACTAAGTTCATTTTTTAAATACGCCTATTTTAGTCAACACATATAACGATAGTATTGTCCAAAAGATAATTTCTAATCCGATGTTACTCATGATAGTTACTGACCTAATCTATGTATGACTGGTTTCTCATTGCGTAAAATATTGTATAGTTCCAAGTTTTCAGCAGCTGACACAGGATAGAACTCAGCAGAAGGATCAAATCCTTCATACCTTTTTGCTTGATTGATTACAATAGATCCGCCTTCTCCAGACTGTGACCTGTGAAATGTTCCACGAGGTATAATTAACGCACCACTATGTACATCTAAACTAACAATATGGTATGGAAATTTCCACGTAGTATTGACTAACTCAAAGGTTCTCTCTCCTGATACTACTCTGTTATAATCATCTTGAAATCCATGAATATAAAATTGTTTTGCACCAACACAATCATCTGGTGGTGATGTAGCAGCACCAGAATGAACTACAAGGTCAGCAGCGTTTGATTCATCTACAGAAATATCATAAAAAATAACATCCTCTGTCTCACGAAACACTCGGTGTTTCTTAAAATGTATGTCACTCATGTTTATTAAAGGGTTCCCAATGCTCCCAACCATATTTATGGACAAGGTGCATTCCTATAATTGGAACAAACACCAAGAGAAAACTCATGATGCCTAGGCACCATTGAGTTTGCATTACTTGTCTAACAAATAAAATCATGATGGGTAATCCCAACTAGTAATCCATTGTGACTTGTATTCAGGTCCCCAACCACCAAGATAGAGATAAGGAGTAGTGCGAACGGGACATTTTTCACCAGTACACAGAAGATCATCTACGATCCTCCATGATTCCATAACTTCTTCTGAATGTACAAAGTGCGATTGATCGCCGTTTATGGCATCATAAAGAAGTTTTTCATATCCATCAATTGCACGTTCTTGTGGATATGCATGTGTTAGTGTTGCTGTTTCTACGTTATCATTCAGTCCAGGACTTTTGATATCCATCCTAATATCCAAATGAGGATTAGGTTGGAGACGCATAACAATCCTATCGTTATATTCGTGTCCATCAAATAATTGTTGCGGTGGTGCTTTCATCTTAATTACCACTTCTACACATTGATAAGGTAGTTTCTTACCAGTTAGTACGTTAAAAGGTACGCCCTGCCAACGCCAGTTATCAACGAATAAGCTACCAGCAAAATAGGTAGGAGTGCTAGACTGAGGATCAACGCCCTCTTCATTACGGTACCCATCATATTGCCCCAAAATAATGTTGGTTCCCATTCTACATGCAGCAAGCACCTTTGTCTTCTCACGTCTTAATTCCCTAGCATTCATCTTGCATGGTGCTTCCATAGCAATGAGAGCAAGGACTTGTAACACATGGTTCTGCAACATATCTCTTACAGCACCAGCATGATCATAGTATTGTGCTCTGCCTTCACATCCGATAGTCTCAGAGGCAAAGATCTGAATCTCCTCTATGTACTGGCGATTCCATAGTGGTTCAAGTAGAGTATTACTAAAACGAGTGGCAATGATATTATTAACAGTATCTTTACCAAGATAATGGTCAATGCGATATACTTGTTTTTCCCGTAGATGTCGCTCCACCACTGACTGTAAATGATTAGCAGATTCAAAATCGTGCCCAAAGGGTTTTTCCACAACCACACGGGATCTTTCTGGATCATCTAAAAGTCCTCCTTGTTTAAGATTGACAATAGCTGACTCATATCTCTCTGGTGGAACAGATAAGAAATAAGTTGTGTCATCAGCATCAGGGAGATGCTGAAGAGTATCTGGATTTTCTAGATCAGTAGATACCCAATCAAGTCTATGTAAAAATTCTTCTGGAAAGTCACCGAGAGTTTCTACCCAAGATTCTTTAGAATGTTCTCTACGAGAAGTTCCAACAATTACAAGATTGTTTGGAAGTAATCCTTTTTCATGTAACTTGAATAGTGCAGGAATAAGTTTCCTACGACATAGATCACCAGTGGCACCAAATATAACAATTTGACTAGTGAGCACATCCGTTTCCTTTGTAGTCATCAGATTCATAATAATTATTTTCTCCTTTATATCTTCCAAATGCGAGGGTGGCACATACAAATGGTATGGCTGTCCAGAGTAACACATTACCTAACATTGTGACCTCCAAACATATACCTCATACCATTTAAACATCTGTTTGCAAAATCATTTAATTTTCTTGAAGAGAATCTTTCAAATAGTGCTGTACTGATAGTAGGAGTGGGTACACCAAGATCCACAGCAGCGTGAACAGTCCAACGACCTTCACCACTGTCTGATACTCCTCCATCGAATTTGCTAAGTTCATGATCACCTCGTAATACATCAGCGGTAAGATCAAGTAACCAACTACCAACCACGCTACCACGACGCCATAACTCAGCAACTTCAGCAACGTCAATGTCGTAGCAATAATCTTCTGGATGCTCCAT